ATTCGTAAAGCTGTAAATCGGTATTTAATTCGATCATTTTGTCGCGTATCGGTTTATCAACTGAAAAAACCCAAAGTTTATCCTCGTCTAATCTTTGAATTTTATCGAAAATTAAATCCAATTTTGTAAAGTCAACCGTCGCCATTTATTTTTTGTTATAAAAAAAGGGGAACCGTTTGACTCCCCTTTTTACCAATAAAACTAATTTTTACTTTTTGTTGTTTGCACGTTTCCAAGCGTTACGAACTCGGTCCGCGTGTATTTCTGTCGCCTTAAAATGTTCTAAGGCTTCCTTTAAAGTAACGGATTTCAGGAAGTCAACGTTAAACGAAGTACTTCCCAAAATTCCGTCGAACTTTTCTTTAATCATTAAGCTGGATCAGCGTAAACCACAACAGGAATGTCGTAACCAATCGCCGTCGCTGTTAATCTAAATGAATTCGCTCCAGTAATTGCAACGTAACTAATCGCGTAAACTCCAGCCGAAGTTTCGTTTACCGCTGTAATTGTTACAGCTGTCGAAGTTGTTTTGTTGTAAAGTGCGAAATTAGCTTGTAATAAACCAACGATAGGAACTCCAGTTGAAACCGCGTCTGTTGATCCTTTTTTGATCGTTGCAACAGCTCCAGTAGTTGTAATCGTTCCAACCGTAGCCGTTGCCGATACTAAACCTTTCAAGTCAGTAGCTGAATAACCTAGATCGTTAGGCGTTAAATAGTAAATTGATCCGTCGTTAAAATATTGCGATTGATCAAAAGAAACCATTAATTTTTGAACTGTTGTATCGGTTGCATAAGTTAAAATCGCATTCCAAGTACTGTTCGACATTGGGAAACCGTGTAATTCCGTAGAAGTACCTGAAGATTTCCAACCCTCGATTTTCCCCTCGATGTCGACAACAAAATAAACCATATCCGAACAACCGAATTTAGTTAAGTTTTCCAATAAACGAACTGAAGCGTTTTTGTCAACCAATTCAAAAGCGTACGAACGAATCCCGTCTTTAATTTTGTATTTATTTCCTGACGGCCCTGTTTCGTAAATAGTTTCCGACTTTGTAATCTGGAAATTCTCAGCAAAAGGCAAAGGATACAAACGACTTTGAGGCACCGTTACGGCGTTACAAAGGTCCTTAATGTCCTGTCCTAACGTTGCCGAAGTTAAATCGATTACGTTTTCAGATCCGTTAACCGCGTATTTCGGCATAACGATAATGTTATACGGTGTTTTGCCAATAGTAGCGCAACCGTCAACGCCTGTATTCCCGTAAGAAGTTCCAGCGCAAGTGCAAATTTCTGCCATTTTATTTTAAATTTAAGTGTTTTAACAATTACAATACGCTTGTTTTATTACTTTCAGGGTAAAGCGTATTTCAACCCCTGTTAAATCCGCGTCAATGATATTCGCTTCAAATCCCTGAGGCGACTCAGTACCGAAACGCGTGTAATTTTTAACGTCTTTTGTTTCAATTTCTTTAAACCATTTTACGTTGTCATTTACGACGTTTTCAATTTCAGTCGCTAAGTTATATAAAGCTCCTAATCTATTTTCGTGGACGTTTTTAGTCAACCAATTAGCCGAATTATTGTTATCCAATAAAAGAAAACGAACGTCAGACTCTCGCTCAATAATAGATGAAACCCCGAGCGTTTTTTCGCGTGTCGGCTCAACTAGCCAAATAAAAGGGGTTTTTAACATTTCATTATTTGAGAACGATAACCATTCCTCGTTTGTTCTTAATGGTGTTCCTGTAAAAAAGTAAATATCGTTTAATGTACCTGTGTCCCCAGTCCAACTAATCGGAGCGCCCAAAGGCGTTAACGGAAAGTCTAAGATCAAAAAATTATTAACATAGTCAACAGAAACTATCGGAAAATATGCCAGACTCGTAGTCGTTCGCAAAGATTTCCCAACGCGCGCCCATTTAACAGAACCACAAACGTACATTTTTAATTTTCCGTTTGCCGGCTCCAGCTTTTTGACTTTAATAGTTTTATCTAATTTGTCAAAAATTTGTTGTTTTACTATGTTATAAATATCGATCATTTTATAGCGCTAAGATAGGGAATTTTTCAATACCGTTAAAAGTTGGATATAAACTTAAATTATCAATTATGTATAATTGAATCGCCTCGTATGTATCCAACGCTTTTAAATATTTCTCAGTAATTAAACCAACGTTAAAAGATGCGACGCTTGAATTTTCCCCTTTTGGTGTTACTCGTCCGCTCACGGTTGGCATTGTAGCCTGAAAACGTGAATAATCGAAATAAATAAACCCCGCGAGCATTTCCGCTACGCCTTTAGATTGAATTACTCGACAGCTTTGTAATTGATCAATAAAAGGATTTTTCAATTTCATATATTTTGCAGTTTCAGCAATTACGCCAGCCTTAAACAATTCAAACAATTCTTTGCCGAATAATTCGGTTAAAATCAATTCCTCTTTATCATTGATAAAAGACGTTAAATCTGTAATTGTTTGTTCGTTATAAGCTACCTTATTGAAACCGCTTGCAAAATTTGAAATATCAACGTACGCCATTTTTTTAATCTTTTTTAGTTGTTTTTTTCTTTACTTCTTTTACTTCGTCCTTAACAAATTCAGCTACTAGATCAACGTTTACCAAATGCGACGCTAACATCGAATCGCACTCAAAAACTTCGCCAGCTAATTTACCAGCGAAGTTTTCTAAAAATTTGACCTTAATCATTATTTATTAAGATGCTAAAGTTACTAACGATGCACTAATTGAAGTAACTTTTTTGAATCCTGTTTGGTCAGCAGTACGAACCAATAAATTCAAACGTTTTCTAGCTTTTAATGTCATCATATCGTTTGACCAGTCAGAACCGTCATAACCAACTCCAACAAACATTCCAGCTTCTTCGTAGATTTTAGCGAAACGGCTATCCCCAACGATGCAAGTGTTTGCAGTCAAAGCGTTACATTCGATAACACGAATTCCATTTACTGTAAATACTCCGTTTGCGTTTAATGCGAAAGGCGCTGTTACATATTGTTTATTAGCGTCTTTTTTCAATAACATTTTGTTAATGTCAGCGATATTCATTAAAGCGAAATCAGGGTTGTATTTAGATCCTCCAGTTAATGTAATTGTACGTTTAACGTCAACTAATAAATCGTAAATAGAAGCGTCTGAAATACCTTGCGCCGTAGCCGTGTAAGCTCCAGCCTGAGCCGATAAGCCTTTAATGTTTGGCGAAGTACCGTTAGCGTTGATCAAATCTGTATCGATTTTAACGTCAACGTTTGTCGCTAAGAAGTTACGAACTTCCTGAACTAACATTTGATCGTCGTAAGCGAACTCCTCAGACATTGGAACTGAATCGCCAACTTTTTGCAAGTTTAACGTGTAAGTCGCCCATTTAGCCGTAGACTCAGGGAACGCAGTACCCTCAGCAATTGCAGTCGCTGAACGAACAGTTGTAGCCTCGTCCCAGTCAATGTAACGAACAGTTCCGTTCATATTTTGAGGAACAGATACTTTCGGGAATAAATCGTAAACAGTTAATTTACGAGTAGCTAATTGACCGATACCAGCCAAATCCATCGCCATTCCGTTATTAGCAACTGAAGCGCGGTTAGTGTCAGCTTTAACAACAAATTCGAAAGCCGAACCAGATCCTTTTTGACGTGTCGCCATATCAATTTTAGATCTGTTTTCTGTTACAGCTTTTAACAAACTGTCAGAAACTTGACCTTTTTCAGCGATTTCAGAATTAGCCTGAACTTTCGCTCCTAATTCGTTGATCGCTTTTTCTAAGTTTACAACAGCCTCAGCCGATGCTTTACTTTCAACAACAGCAGTTAACGCGTCGTTGTTTGATTGATTGAATTCCGCAGTCAATTCAGCCATTTCCTGAACTGTTTTCGTAGCGAAAATTTCGTTTGTAATTCCTTTTTCAGCAAGGAATTGGTTAAAATTCTTCATTTTTTTAGTTTTTTAGAAGATTAATAAAAAATTGTTTTTGTGCCTCGTCGGGCGGTGTTTGGTTTTCCTGAGTGTCGTTAGACGGCTCGATCTTTGAAGTGTCCTCGACGGCTTCAATATTTTCGGTTTTTACAACTCCAGTAGATGAATTACTACCGAATAAAACTAAGCTACTTTCTTTTACATTTTTAGCCTCTTTGATAATAAAGAAATATGGTATATATTCAAAATCATCTTTATTTGCTATTTGATCGATATAATCATCGTAATTTTTCTTTTCTGTTGCGTCCTCTGGATTGTTTGAATCCAACGCAATTAATACGGTTACATATTGCATTCGAACTGAACACTCGATTGAATCGCCACTATTTAACCATTCTTTTATTGTTTCATTTTTAATTTGATTTTTTGGCACTTTATAAATTAAAACCTCAGTTTCGCCTTTATAATTTTTACCAATTAATGAAAATGGTATTTTTGCAGTGAAAATTTCGATGTGTTCTTTACGCGCAATTACTTTACTAAGTTCTAACTCGTGATCCTCAACTAAGTAATTTTTTCCCTGAATATCTTTTACAGTTCTTTTCCAAATTCCGTCGACGTGTAAATCATCGTGGCTATCCAAAATTCTAGTTGAATTAACAGCAAAATAATAAAAATTATCATCGATTTTAATTTCTTTAAATTGATCATTAAATTTTAATAAATCTAAAGATTTTGCGATAACTCCCTGACCTTTTTCACACGACTTATAAATCTCTGACTTTTTAGCGTCGATAATCAAATCTTTGTTTGCTTTTAATTCTTCAAACAATTCCTCTTTTGTTGAAAAGGTTTTTCCTTTAAAATATACTGAATTAAACATATTTAAAACTACTTTTATTTTTTACTCTACCAATTAACCTACAAATTAAACTATTATGATTAATTCCGTATAAATTACTCACTTCTTTTGCTGAATTATAGAAAACCCCTGTATTAATATCTAAAATTATTCTTGCACTTCCGCTATTTTCAGATATTTTTCTTTTGTGTTGTTCTGTAATTACTTGTTTAGAACGCGCTAATTTAATCTTTTTAATCGTTTCCTCGCTTAATTTTTTACCTTTATGCGCTTTGCTAATTTGCATTTTTTGTTTATCTGAAATCTTAACTCCAACGCCTTTTATAGTGTCGGTACTTGTTAAAATACAATTTAAATTTTGTTCTGAATTAGCATTATAAAAATCTTGCCAATAACGTTCTCTTTTATTAAGGTTTTCAACGCTACATTCTTCAATTATTTCAAAATTATGGTTAAAATATCCGTACTTCAATAACGATCGATATAATTTAGGCGAACTTGAAACTTGTTTTCCAAGACGTCTATAAGTATCAAATCTATATTTTAGATCAATTGATTGACCTATATAAATTCTCCCAGTTGGACTCGTTATTTTGTAAATACCAATCATTTTAACACTTCTTTCGCTTCTAATTTAGTTTTAACTTGTTTTATCAAATCGTTTTTATCAACTTCTTTGACCTGTTTTTCTTTTGTGTTTTGCTTATCCATAAAAAAAAATATTAAATACAAAATTAATAATTTTTAAATACAACTTAAAAAAAATCGTAAATTTGTTGTAAAATTAAATTTTTTGTATATGAAAATAAGTATTCCAGACTTTTTTAATTCGTTCTTAGGCGGTCGTTTATCCTATTCAGGAACGAAAAACGTGTCTTATATGTCGCAAGTCTTAACAGGATCAGCGCAATTTTTAAGCCCTGATAATTGGGACGCCTATAATATTTACTTAACAACGCCCCAGCTTTACGCTGTAATTCAGCGTCGAGGCTATCTTTTGGCTTCAGGACAATGGAAACACTACAAAACCGTAGGCGGTAAAATGACAGTCGTTGAAAATAGCCCGTTCGTTCGTTTATTGGAAAATCCCAATATCTTTATGAATGGTAACGACTTAATCCGTCAATGGAACGAAAATAAGTGTATTTACGGAAATAATTACGAATTCGTGAATAGATCGGCTTCAATGTTAATGCCTCAGCAATTAACAAATTTACCGCCAGCACAAATCGAAATCAATACAACAGGAAAAATTTACCGCCAAAACGATATATCTGAAGTAATTAAAAACTACAAATTAGATCGAGGCGATACTAGCGAAATTTTTGAAACAAACGAAATAAATCACACGCGCGTTGTTAATGGAAAAAATCCAATTAAAGGGGAATCGCCAATGATCCCAATTTATATGCCTATTTCTAATATTCGCGCTTCGTACGAATTTCGTAACGTAATAATGAGTAAAAAAGGCGCGTTAGGTATTTTATCAAATAATTCAAAAGATAGTCAGGGAGCAATACCTTTGACGCCTCAGGAACGCGAGCGATTAGATAAAGAATATAACCGTATGTTTGGAATCCAAAAGGAAAAAAGTCAGGTTATTATGACGAACACGGCGTTAACGTGGCAAGCGATGACTTTCCCAACTAAAGACTTAATGTTATTCGAGGAGGTTAACGCCGATTTTAATTCAATTATTGATCAATACGGTTTAAACGATAATTTATTCACACGGGACAAAGGCGCAACCTACGAAAATTTAGCGGAGGGAATGAAACAGGCTTATCAATCGACTATAATTCCTGAAGCTGAGGAATTGGCTATGAATAGATCGCAATTGTTCGGACTCGTTGAACGTGGCGAATGGTTGGAATTGGACTATTCGCATATCCCAGCGCTTCAGGAAAATTTAAAAGAAAAAGCCGAAGTACTCGAGAAAAAAGCAAATGCTTTTAATACCTTGTTACAAACTGGACAGTATTCCACCGCTGAATTAAAAGAAATTATCAATCTACAATAATAAAAACGTCCGATTAATTTACTGGATCTTTTTAACCTACCCTAATAAGGTAGGTTTTTTTTGTTTATAGTAAAAAGTTCTATTTAACATAATAAAGTTTTTACTGACTTTTTCTGAGTAAAACCGCTAATTTCCACTATAAAATTTTATAGTCTAGTATTATAATTATTCTTTTTTCACGTCTATTATAGTAAATAAGTAAAAAGTTTACTATAAACTTAGATCTTTTTACTGACTTTTTACTCAACTTTTTCTGAGGCTGGTAAAGGGATACAGCCCAAAAGTAAAAACATTTTAAGTTTTTTCAGAAAAAAATATTTTTTACAAACTAGCTAAAAAAATGTATATAAGAATAGTAAAAAAGTTTTTTTGTTTTAACTATTCAGCTATAACCTATGCAAACACTAAGAAAAACTTAAAAAAAAGTCAGTAAAAAGCAGTAAAAAGTTTATTTTACTGCCACAAATGGGAATGAAACGATCGGATCATTGAACAAAGCCCCTCCAGCGCGTCAGGTGCATCGTCGTGGGACGCTTTGCCGTCTGAGGTGTATTCGTGTATGTTTTCCATAAATATATCGTAGTCCGATCCTATTTCGTAGTCGTTTCTAAATAAACAATGATTTTTTATAAATCCTGACATTTGAATAATACGCGAATGTTTGTTCGTTGTGGCCCTAATTGATAACGGCGTTATTGACGTGTTCAGCTTAGGAGTTAAAAGGCTATTGTACATTGATCCCCCGAAGTTTGATTCGATACGTACAAATTCAGGATTATGTTTATTTAAAATATTTGCGCTTAGATCAACATTTTCAACCGTTGAAAGTGGCGTAAATAGCACGTCAATAATATAAATTTTATCGCCCAACAAAGAACCAATTACAACGCAATGAAAATCGGTGCCAGTATCGGCAACGTCAATAAATGCAAGGTTACCAACTGAAGCCGTAAAATCTACCTGACTAAGTGCAAAAGTATTGAATTCGTCCCGTTTAAATAACGTACCCTCCAGCTCAGAAATCCAGCCACCTAAAACGATATTTTTATATTCGTTTGGGTTTTCTATTTTTAAACGTTCGTAATCCTTTCGAATGTTTGACGGTATAAATTCAGGCTTAACATCTAAATACGACGAATGTATATAAAGAATGTTATCGACAACGCCACAAAAACCGTCTGGAATATTTTTTTCTTTGAATAATTTTTTATAGATCCAATGGGTTTTAATCGTTGGGTTTAATATTAAAATTGATAAATTACGGCGGTCTTTATGCCTAATTGAATAGAATACTTTTTTAAATGTTTCAAACGACGGGATTTCCTCCGCCTCATCAACGATAAAACAGTTAAAGCCTGAAAGCCCTTTCAGGTTCGCCGTTTGCCCCTTAGATCCCGTTTTTATCCCCTTAAATGAAATATGCCCGTCGTTATTCTTTGAAATTATTTGATATTTTTGATCTTCGACGTAATTTTCAAAGTTTAAAAGTTCTATTTTGTCGCTTACTTCGGTCTTAATTGAATCCCCGATACTTGTATTTGTGAAACGAGTGTAAAGGGATTTCCAGCCGTACTGGACCAACCCAATTAACGAAAGTAAAGCAACGTTATAAGACTTAGACGACGATCGTCCCCCAGTCAATACCACCGTATCAACTTCAGGGAACGCCGTATCGTCCAATAATTGAAATAAAGGTTCGAATTTACTCGAAATTTCAATGTCAGTCATCGTTTTTAAACGTTTTAAACACTATCGACGGTGCTTGCTGTATTTCTTTGCCATCTGTTGTATGGTCGTTGTATTGCATCGACAGCTTTTTAAGTTCCTCAGGGGTTGCAATTAATTTCATTAACGCCATTTGCAAAGCTGGAGCGTTTGACTTGTACCATTTTGATCGCATCGATACTTTTAATTCCGTCTTATTTTGGTTTAAAAGTTCTTTTAGCTCGTCCAATTTGTCGAATTCCCAAAGGTAAAAAGTAGCCCTTGAAATTGGTAAAAACGCGCAAATGTCGTCAATAAAAAACAGTTTGTTTTTAACGATCATTTCCTTTGCCTGTTCGAATATTTTTTCTTTATCGTATGCCATTTTATTTTATTTTAAAACGAATAAACACTCGTTTGGTTGGTTATTATGTTTTTGTTGTCCTCCTTGCAAAGTGCTTTTTTGTGAAAACTCCAATATAGACTTAAAATCTTTAGGAGCCGAATATTCGGAAATATAAATTTTATTTGTTTTTGAAATTTCACGAACCCAATCCCAAAATTCTTTATGGTTAAAGCTCCCCTCTTTATATTCTGCAGTTCCTGAATAAGGAGGATCGCAATAAATTATCGCATCTTTTGGTATTTCTATTTTATTATAACTTTTTGAGTGAAGTTCTAATCGCTCGAGTTGTTCTAATCGCTCGAGTTGTTGTAATCGCTCGAGTTGTTCTAATCGCTCGAGTTGTTGTAATCGCTCGAGTTGTTCTAATCGCTCGAGTTGTTCTAATCGCTCGAGTTCAAAATTTCTATTATTTAAAACTTTTACAACTTTTGCAAGTGCTATTCTCCGTTTATGCCAGTCAGTTTGTTTTAATATTCCATCAATGTATTTTTTCGGAAAATTAGGGAACAATTCTAAAATTAGTTTTGAATTTTTATTTATTACTAATTCGTGTCCAGCATATTTTACGGCTTCTGTATCTTTTCCAAATAAATAGCCTTTTTGATTATTTCCAAAGCTCCAAATACACATAACATAACCAACAAACCAATGATCGTATTTTTCAGGATTTTTTAAAACATCATTAAATTTTAAACGTGTTATGAATTCAATTTCAAAAATGTTATCATTAAATTTTCCATTAATTGCTTCACGTATTAATTCAATTACATATTTATTTTTATCATTTGCAATTACTTCAAATCCATTTTTTAAAAATATTTCTGAAATAGCAAATCCACCACAAAATAAATCTACAATTTTATTTGAATTTGGATTATGGTTTTTAATTGTTTGGAAAATCATTTGAGCCGATTTTCTTTTACTACCCATATATGGAACTGGCATAACTAAACTCCGAAATTATGTCCGCAAGATGGGCAGGCTACTTGCTTAATTGCCTTACTACTTTCACGGTCTTCATTTGAATTAATATTGTCAAAATCAATATCAGTATCTACTTCAAAATCTGGAATATCTAAGCCCCACTCGTTTAATTCGTCTTTATCCCATTCCTGTAATAAATTCCAATCCCACTCGCCACCTGAAACGTTGTCTTTGATCAAAAATTCACGCTGTTGGTCGATCGTAAGCCCGTTTGCTACTATGACAGGGATTTCTTTTAAGCCAGCGTCTTTACACGCCTTAAATCGCATATTTCCACCCAGAATAACCATTTCGCTATTAACTACAATAGGACGAATTTTTAACATTTCAGGAAATTCCTTAATAGAATTAACTAATTTTTCGAATTTATCGTCCTTAATTAAACGAGGATTATTCGGATTTAATTTAATTTCTGATATTTTTAATATTTGCGTTTCCATAATTTTAATATTCTTGATCCTTTAAAACTTCGTCTAACATATTTTCTTTATAAACTGTATAAAATACAAAAATACAATAAAGTAGGAATCCGATCCAAAGTAAATGCCAGCTGAATAAAAAAGCTCCAGCAGTAAACCCAGCCAAAAAATAATCGTGCGCCATAAACGTATGCTTTGAATACGATAAAATTGATCGCCAAAATAAAGGCAATTGTAAAAGCCGAATAATTAAGTACGTCGGGAAATTTATAACGTGTTTCATTTGAATAAATTTTTAATAAAGTTAATAATTTTTCGCCATAAATTTGACTCAGCTTTTACAGCGTCGCGAATAAATTTTGGCGCTTTGCTAATTGGTAAGCCCGAGTCGTTGTGCATCTGGACGCGCAAAAGTTTTGCGTAATATTCGTATTGATCAATCGTTAAATTAATGGGAACGAGTTTTGAAATCGTCCCCAGATTTTTAGTTTTAACAGTTAACCAAATTCCGTTTTTTGGTGCAAGCCCCGAACCTTTTAAGATCTTAGAAACTTTCCAGCTAAAATCCGAAAAATTGTGTATGTTAGTCATTTTGTTTATTTATTAAGTCAATAAAATCAATAAATTTTTGTAAGGTTACAATTGTACACGTTTTTTCGTGGCTTAAAATAGCTTTTAAATTTTTTGTATTCGTGTAACTTATAGCCTGAGCGACGTTAAAAACAGATAGTTTTTTTTCTCGAATAACTTTGTTAACTGTATTAATAACGTCCAATTCAAAAGCCGTAGCACACGGAAATTTTTTAAATTTTTCCATTTTAAACCGCTTTAATATCCCAGCATTGAACAGTATTGAAATAACGAGTTTTACCCTCTTTGTCAATCCATTCGCGACCGCGTAAATTGTATTTCGCTTCCACTTGTTCGCCTCCGAAAAAATTGTTTAATAGATCCGTTTTATCGTTGATAAACTCAATTTCAATCGGTTGTGGATAATCCCCAGAAGTTTCGATAACCGCTGTTCTTTTGCTGAATTTTTCTGAAATAACCTGTATTTCGTTAATCATTTTTAATGTTCCTGTAATTGTTGACATAATTTTAAAATAAATAGTTAGTAAAAAATGCGCGTTACAGGCGCGCCCCTGTGGTTTGGCAACCTAGTCGTTAATAAGTAAATCCCAATAAGTATTCATTTCGATACGTGCTAATTCAATCGCTTTTTTTAATATTTTTTCTTGTTCTGGATCACGTTTAAAACTTACTGTTTTATATCGTTTTTCAAAAGGTAAATTTTCTACGTTATGTAAATCCTTGTTTTCGTATCCGATTAATTCTTTTGGCGTAGGCATTAAAACGTAGTCCAAATGAAATTCGTCAGCATCAAAAAGCCATAAATAAGCAATTCCTTGCCACTTATAATCGTGCGATAAAATATCAGCTTTAAAACGTGGCATTGTTTTTTTGCTCCACGCGTTTTTAATATCCCGAATAATACGCCCGTCCTTAATATCGCAACCCTTAGAAACTAAGAAATCATTTTCGTATTTTCCCTCAGGAAATTTCGTGTAATTAGTAAATAAATTAGTATTCAAGTAATCAATTGCTATTTGCTCGCAAGCGTTCCCTTTGTCAAAGTATTTAGTCGTAACAAAGTCATTATAATCGTAATAAATTTGATCTACTAGATCACGAACAAATGTAACAGCTCCAGCCGAAAGGCTTTTTTCAGCATCACGACGTTTTATTAATTCGTCGCGCTTTTTTGCTTGTGGATCTGTTAACTTTACTTTTGCTAGTAATTCGTTTAAATCGCGTTCCATTGCTTCGGTTAAATTCGGCGTATCGAACCCGACTGTAATACTTCCAACGCTTGACGGTCTGAATTTATAGTTTTGAAATTGCATCTTTTTGATCGTTTGTTAAGTTAAAATTTTGTTCTAGTGTTTCTTTTTTATAAGTTCCAGCTGTAATCGCTTCGATAGCTTTTAAAAAACGTTCTGTCGTTATTTCTGGCTTTGTTGGTGCTGGTGTTTCTATTTTATCCGAATGCGTGTTATCGGTGTCCTCAATCGCTCCCGTTGGAACTAAGAACATATATAATAAAGCATTTTTAAGCGCGTACGTTAACGCTTTACCAGCTGACTTGTCCTGAGTATCGACGCCGTGTCCGTATCCCTGTATTTCAATTGATTCGTTACTTGACGAATGCGTTATTTTGTAAGTACAAAGTACTTCCGTAAATACTGACTGTTTAACGGTTGGTTTTCCTGAGTAATCGACAGCGTCCCAGCGATCAATTTTCATCGACGGTTGAATATTAATAGGTAAACAAGTAAGCCCATTTTTCGCCATTGATTGACCGATAATAAATTTAACGTCCTTATCAGCTACGCCTTTATAAGAATTACGCCCCTCGCCGATAGTCATTGACTTGTCAATATTTTTGACGTCTTGCATTACTCGGATAATTGCATTATGCAAATTATCAATTTCAATTGGATTTTGTGTTTCTGTTTTCATTTTGTTTTGTGTTTTGTTTTAACAAATATAATATAAATATTTATATTAACGCGATAAAATTATTTTAATTGTTCATTATATGATATTTAACATCTTCTAAATAAAATGTAAATACATCTTTCTTTTTTTTAATAGCAAAATAATATGTTAAAAGCATATCAACTGCAAGTAACGCATCTTTTCTTGTGCTAAATTTTTCAAGCAATTCAATTGCTTTGTCTTTTGCTAACATAGTATTATTTTTAAAATTTATAATATTCTTTTGCTTCTAATAATTCAAGCCATTCTTGATGAAGCTCTTTTGATAATGTAGCTAAACTTATTCCTTTATGTTTCAACTCATCCATTAAAGGCATTAAATATTCAATACGTTCATTAATTCTTTTTTTCCAATATTCGTATTGGTCACCTGTATTAACTAAACATCCTTTATGGTGTAATATAGTATACATTTTATAAAAATCATTAGTTTCCATTTGTTTCCTTTCTTTTGCCATAATTAAAATATTAAAAGGGCTAATTAAAGCCCTAAATTTTTTCTAAATGTTTCCTGAACTAATAATTTTGCTTGTGATTCTGTAAATCCAAAACTTCTAGCTTCGTTTACTTTTTCAATGTAGAATGATTTTAATTCTTCTGTTGTCATTCCGATTAATTTTGCTATCATTTCCATAATTTATGTTTTTTTTGTTTTGTTTTGTGATACAAATATACTATAAACTTTTATATAAATAACAAATATTTGAAGAAAATTTTACATTTTTTATTTCAAAATCGCATATTTCTAATGTTTTCAAGTGTTTCAGGGCTAATTTATTTTTTTCTTTTTGTGGTAAATTTTTGTTTTCGTCCAAAATAACAGGATATTTTTTCAATATTTTAACTATTAATTTTGTGTTTTTAGCTGGTTTTTTTAGCGAAATTTTAAGATCAACAATATAAATCGCGTACATTTTCTACCAATTTTTTAAATTCTTCTAAGTCCCTGACTATCCAATATTCAAAACCTAATTTATTAACTCGGTTTTCAAAATCTATTTGCGAGTCGCTTTGCTTACCCGTAGGCGTTTTAAATTCGCAAAATATAACCTTATTAGGGAAAACGATAATAGTGTCGGAAACGCCAGCAATTAAGCCCGTCGCTTTTTTTCTCATTTGTTCCGTAATATTTGCCGAGTCATTTGGAACGCTGAACATTAATAAACGCGGTTCGTGGTGTTTTAAACAGTAATTATTAGTCAGGTAGATCCAGCATTCCTGTTGGATTTTATCCTCGCTTTTTTTCATTTTTTTATACCTTTTAAAGTTGTTATTTATTGTAAAATTTTAAATCTATGCGCGTTCTGGTATAAAAACCCGTCTTTATACCCCATTAATTTACAAAACAAAACGGCTTCGTCCTTTGTTTTCAGTTGGTGCAATACATAAAAAGCCTTTAAAACTCCAGATTTTACCATTTTAACCTTTTCGTAAATATCCGAATCGTTCATTAATTTTGCCGTCGATAATAGTTTTAATTCAGCTATTTCGTCGTCGTCGTATTTTTCCTTGTCTGGCAAAGCATAACCGCAATAATCGCAACCTTTCGCTTTATTTGAAATAATCGCACCGCAATTTTTACAGTCAGTAACGGGCGAAGCTCCTATCGTATTTCTTTTTTCAGCTTTTTTTAAGTCCCAAATTCGGCGCGTTTCCCAGAAATCGAACCTTTGTACGTTGTTCCCAAAATCCAATAAATAAAAACTTTGTTTGTCTTTTGTCGTTCTAGATCCTCGCCCTACCATTTGTAAAAATAAAGGTAACGAAGTCGTCGCCCTGTATAAAATTACAGCATCGATCGTTGGCTCGTCATAACCAGCGTTTAAAATTCCACAATTACATATTACAGCCGTAGGGGTGTTTTTAAACCATTCTAGCGCCTCAGATCTTTGTTTTTCTGGTGTTTCCCCGTCAATATGTACGGCCTTTATTCCTCGATCATTAAATTCCTGACAAACTTCTTTCGAGCTTTCGACGTTTGAAGCGAATAAAATTGTTTTTTTCCCAGCTACTAAACGCAAATAATTATCAACGACGCCCTTATAAGTTTTATTTTCCTCAAAATATTGTTTAGTATCGTAATCCTCCCCGACTTTTTTCAGTCCTTTTGTCTGAATAGGAACACCGTACGTTAACGCTTGACAAAGAAAACCGTCTTTTATTAAGTCAGGCGTATCGATTTCCTGAATTAAATCGCTGTAAAATTCACTTAAACACGGCTGTTTTCCTGTTCTTAACGGTGTAGCAGTTGCACCAATTACAAAAGTTTTCGGGCTTATAAAATCAAATAATTTGTTAAAAGTAGTTAAATGAGCTTCGTCAATTACAATCATTGTTCGTTCAGATAGGAACAATTCGTAGTCAACTGAACGCCTCGAAATTGTTTCAATCATTGCAACGTGCAAATTTTTACTTAAATCTGGCTTTGATCCAGCATCTATTTTTTCAACCTCCAGCCCAAAATTCAAAAACGTTTTTGTTGACTGTTTGAATAATTCGCTACGGTGCGTCAGGATCAAAACTTTACCGCCTTTTTTGACGTGTTCGGATACCATAAAACTAAAGACCAAAGTTTTCCCACTCCCAATTACGTAGGCGCGCATAAGACAATCCTTTTGTTCCCATTACGAACAGACTGTCGAAGCGCGCCGATTATGTTTTTTTGATATTCTCGAAGCTGGATCATTTTCTTAGTTTTAAACGTTTTGATAATAGTTCGTTTTCCAGCTCCAGCCTGTAAATTAAAAGCTCCATTTGTCGGACTTTATTATTTACAAATATCAACCTTTGTAAAGTTGTTTCAACCGATTTTTGACGCTCCGAATAAAACTCGATCCCCTCCTTGTCCTGAATATCGATCAACGTTTTTTCAGTTCTTAAAATTAACTCGTCTAAGAAAAATTGTGTTTTCTTATATTCCAGACCTAAAACGTGGTTTTGATCTAGCCCGTATTTTTTAAATAAATCTTTAATATTTTCCATAATTAAAAAGGATCATTTGTTAAATTTTCAAAACCGCTTTTATTAATACTAAATTTTTTAATTCCGTTGCTTAAAATTGACTCGTATTCCAGCCCGTAAAATTTACAGTATTTTTTAATGTCGATCGTTACGCTATTTTTTGTTTTAGCGTTCCAACGTTTTGGGATCATTGAAATATAAGTATCGTAAAATGTATTAGCGTCAATCCATTCGTTTCGTTGGATCGCTTCAATACATTCAAATAATTCTTTGCTAATTTCAACCTGTAACTTTTTAAAAGGTAGCGAAATCGACTTATAAGACATTAAGCCGTTTTGTAAATATTTTTTTAAACATTCAATCATATAACAATCAAAACGCGCCCATTCTTGATCGTCCCAGCTGTCGAATAATTTATGCCCGAAAAAATCAATCGGCGTGTAATCTGAGTTAAAAAAAGTTGATAATTCGACCTCGAATTTTCTAGCGTCGTGGCTTCCGCCTTTGCCCTTAATTGTGTAATTTGTAGTTATTAATATTTTCGGGCTATCCTCGATCGGTAGTTTTATCGTATCCTTACCTTTGTACGTTATTTCTATTCCCTCAGTAATTACAGAAAATAGCTGTTCAAAATCAAAATTCTTTTTAACGTCGTCCCAAACTAAAACTTGACAATCCGTTTTAACACTTTGATAAGGAAACGGAGCGTCAAATTTAAACGATTTTCCGTTCAAGGATTGAACTTTTTTAAGGTTTTTTAAACCGTTCCAAAATAAACCCTTTCCGCTTCGCCCATTTGGATCGTCTGAAATTAATTCGTCGTTTAAAATTATCGCTTTATTATCGCCTCCGACGTTATAGCTGTGTAATAAATAACCTATAACAGTTTGAAACGTGTTGTATCGATCAACCGCCGTGTTATAAGTTTCCAATTCCTGAGGCGTTGCATTTTGTGGTAAATCAAAACCCCCTGAAATTTTCCAAATAAACGTCCGATATTCGCTCGTATGGTGGTCGGCTGGAATATAGTCCCGTTTTATTACTTGATCCTCCCAAACGTGCAAGCCATAACTTTCGTAAGGTTTTAACTGGTCCTTATCTTTGTTTATTTCGACAACCCCGTTTTTATAAAATAAATACGCCGTATCTTTTGTATCCCTCAAAACGTTAATTTCTTCCGTCTTAATCATTGACAAAAATTGTCTAGTAAAAATCGACGCTTTGCCAGTCATTAAATTGTAAACCCTTTTGCCTATTTCGTTCGTCAAAATATAATCTAAAACGTAATCCTTTACGTCCAGCTCATCGTAAATTTTCAGGAATATTCCGTCCTTACAAATTATGTTAAAACTACTTTTTTCGTTTGGCTTATTTTTAAAGAAATTTTTATCCTCCAGAAAAAACTTAAAATCGTAATTATCCAAAAATATACGACCGTTTTCCGTTTCCGTCCAAAATCGTTTCATAAAAAAGTTATTACAGTTAAGCCCTCCAGCATAAATAAACTATATTCTTTTACCGAATTATATTCGTGGCATAGCCTGAAAATTTCTTTGTATTGAATAATCCCGTTTACGGTTACTGTTTTTCCTGAATAGGAAATTTCTAAATTTGGGAATCGATCCCGAAGTAATTTTGTAATTGTTTCCATTATGTTTTGTTTTGTTTTGAAGTACAAATATAGTATAAATTTTAAATAGTAAAAACATTTCTATAAACTTTTATCTTTTTACTGACTTTTTACTAACTTTTTCTGAGGCTGGATCTACGTTTCAGGGCAAAAGTAAAAACATTTAAAGTTTTTTTCAATTTTTTTTTTTTTTAAGTAAAGTAAAGAAATAAATATATTTATATAATAAGCCAAAAAGTTTTACTTTTTAACTATTCCTTTTAAACACTAAGAAAAACCGAGTAAAAAGACAGTAAAAACAAGTAAAAACTTTTTATAAGGTTATAGCCTTAAATTAATTGTCGTCTAAAATATCCCGTAAACCCTCCAAAATGTTTTCCTTTGAGTACCCAGCCGTTAACATTAAGTTATAAATGTTACGAGTAAACTCCAAAGCG